CTGAATAGCAAGGGCAACACCTGAGGTGTTAGAGATAGGCTGTACCTGACCAAGAGCTGTCTCTGGGACACCAACCATTTCGTGCATGCTTGTCTTGAGGATCTTAAGGTACTCCATAGCGCCCTGGAGGCCCTGTCCGCCGCCTTCCAGGTTAAATACCTGTGCATCCTTAGGTAGGCCCGCCCAAACCTTCTTAGGGCCCTTCTCAAGGCTTGAGGCCTTAGCACCTGTAATAACTGTTACTGGTGCAGCATGGTAATTAATGATATCTGCGATATCTGTCGCAACCTCATTATAGTTACGGTTAAGCGTAATAACGTCGTGGCAATCTGAAAGTCCCCATGGGGATCCTGAGACACGGACGTTAGGAATGTGAATGACTGGGACTACGCCAATAGGGTTTGGTCGGCTATCAATGAGCTCATCGTTAATGTATTCCTCAATGCGGTCATCAGTCAAAATTTCAGTGTATGTGTACACCTGGCGTGTGCCCTCTACAGAAGTGCCCCAGAAACGATACTTAAGCTTGAAACGAATCAAACGTGAGCGATCATGTGGGTGGAATTCTGGAAATGCAAACGAAGAGTTAAGGGGAAGAATACGTACACGCCCTGGATGAGGACGGCCGGTAGAATCTTCATAGGCCTCTTCATAAGCAACTTTAACAAAACAATCGCCTGATACTCCGCCTTGCTGACCCATCTCCCATAAAATGCCATGCTTGTCATTATCAATCTCCCACACACGTTTTAGAATGTCTGGGACAATTGCCTCAGTTTGTTGCGGGCTGCGGAACATAACGCCACGGCTAAAAGTAAAGTTAATAATAAAATCTGTGAACGCACGATAATAGTTATATACCATTTGTGATTCACCAATTTCACGGCGATAAGACCAGTGATGGCCTAGGTACATTGCCCAGTTAAGTGAATAACGGTTTAGGCGTGGACCGTGTACTTCAAATTCTTCATCAGCAAGTTCCACTAAACCTAGTGGTGAGATGGAAATGGTTAAGTCAGATGACGCCGCCCGATAACTGGGAGGTGAAAAATCCATACCACCGCTCATTGATTACATCCTGACTTCATAGTTGCCCCCAACTTAAACGACGAAACCTGATTGTTTCTTCTTCTTTTTTTCTAATGCTTTTTTACGTTTTTCTTTCTCAATATCTTCTTGCTTAAAATCACGTAGCTTTGGATCAACTTCTTTAATTGAATCTACAAAGCCCCCGCCTTGTCTTGCGTATTCATTACCAAACCATTTAGCAGCTGGAAAGCTTAAACCATTTAGTTTGTGAGAAGGATACTTTGCTTTAGCTTGCGCTAATAACATGTTGTACAACTTTGGATTATTTGGTTGTGCCATATTCTCCTCCTATAAAGGCCTCCAGCTCCGGAGAAAGGGGTACAGAGCTGGAGACCGGTATAGTCTATCGTATTTTTTAGTCTAAGACTGAAGCTGGGTTCATACGCTCCTGGCGTGAGCCATTACGTATAACCTCTTCGATAACGACTGTAGAGTGGTCTCCAAAGTTACCTTGAGCAAACTCGCCAAGATATGTTGGGGCTTCTACCCATGCAGCTGAACCAACGTGAGCACGTTCACGCATTGTCTCATCCGCATACTTTTCCATTACGTTTGTATTGTGGTTAGGACGTCCTTCTGGAGTGTCATAACCTTGATCCAAACCAAGTTGGAAATCATTTGGTACATCTGTGTCTGTTGCAATACCTTCTTCGAAACGAAGTGGGCCACGAAGGCCTGGCATTGCCATTGACATCTTACGTTCGTAAGAAGTGCCCGGACGCTCAGGAAACTGAGGTGTTGGGGCGATATTATCTACTGCCATTTTTATTCTCCTATAGGTTGGGGATTGAGGTCCTCATGCACAATTCTCGTCGTTATTTACTAATTAGTCAGCCTAAAGGCATTCTTTTTAGAAGAAAGGACTTGCTGAAACTTCAATTGTAGGCATAACTAGTTCTTGGGTGAGAGAGCACGCCAATGCTAGTGAGTCTACAAAGTCATCGTGGGCATGCGCCTCATCTGGAGCAGCTACCATAAAATTTGGGCCTTTGTATTGAACTTCAGCATCCGTCATCTGTTGGTAGAACTTTTTCCAAATACGTAGGCGACGAGTCTTGGCATGGGAAGGCCAGGAAACCATTTGGCGTTGAATCAAAGCCTGTAGGTGTTTCCACCGTTTAGACTGCTCTGTAGGGCTAGATGTAACTGGGATTACTTCTGCACGAGGCATTAAAATCTTTAATCTTCCGGCCACTGCATCACCAACACCATTGGCGTCGATTCCAATTGCAAGCACATCGTAGGATGACAAGAACTGTTGGATCTGGAAATATTGTTCTTCCCAATCATCGCCCTGCATTTCAAGCCAATTTAATACTCTATGATCATAGTAGCCGTATTCATCAGGGCGATCCCAATCTACCCATACCACAGTAACAACCGTCGAGTCCATCTTTCGTGCAGGGTCAATTCCCACAACTACTGGGGATCTATGCCAAGATTTAACAATTTCTTGAGAGGTATCTCCAAGGTCATCCATGATTGAAGATGTAACGAACATTCCTCTCTCCAGCAACCATTTGCAGTTATAGGAAAGTTGAAACTCATCAGAGTCCTCATTGATACGAAGCATTTCTTTTTTAATAAACTTTTCATAGTTAGGGTTTACTTTGGCTACGTCTCGCCAATCCCACTGAAAGTGATTCTGTTTAGCGTTTCTACTAGTCTGTCTACGCTTGTTAAACTGAATAGCTTTATAAAAGTTATTCTTGTGGGTTGTAGGAGTCCCTGTCTTAACCATAGTGGCGTTATAGTACGCACCCATAGGTGAAATAGATTTAGCCACTACAAAGTCATCTGCTTCTTGGCACTCATCAATAATGATTAGGTGGAAAGACTTAGATTCAATTTTAGCTCTAGGGTTAGCTGTCATCATCATAAGGCTACTGCCTGAGTTCTTAAGGCGGATGTTTCTTACTACACCAGGCGTCTTAGAAACCATATCGTCAATTTCAGGATCCCCAAGTACATCTAGAGCATATTCGCTAGTTAGACGGGATACTGTACGAGAATAAAGGGTTTCTACCTGTGATTGAACAGGGGCAAACATTCCCACCATAATTCCATCACCAAACTTACCCATCAATTCTGGATACATTTTAGCTAGGCGTGGGAGGATAACCATAAGGGTTGCCACTGTATTAGCAATAGTTTCTGACTTACCACTCTGACGAGAAGCAAGAGCTGTGATTTCTTCACCGTCGTTAATAATTACCGACTCAATTAATCTACGAGCTAAAGGTTGTTGATAGGCGTGTAGCTCATGCCCCACTAAAACATTCATAAAGCCCATGATCTTTTCTACAAGAGCTTTTACAAACTCTTTAGAAAGTTCATCTAAACCGTCATCTTCAACTTCTTCTGGCAGTACATTGCCAAACTCGTCAAAGTCTTCCGGCTCTAGCTCGTCAAACTCACCAGTGGTCACAGGCCATGTCTTTCATTAAGGGTATTTAAAATAGCGCTAAGAGATTCTGCACCTAAGCGTGCCTCTGCTAAGCTATCTTTGTACTGTGTTTTTTGCCAAGAGGATAGATTACGCCCAATAGAGTACATAATTTGATCCGTCCAAGTAAGAAGCTCCTGAGTAGACAAAGAATTTACTCTACGTTGAACTTTAGTTAATTCCTTTACAGTTTTACTTTTACGCTTAAAGATCTTCATACGGTGCCCCAAATCTAATAACATCCCAGTCAACTTCTTCTTGTTTCATGCTACGCCCATTAATTGCATTAGTTAACGCTTGACTCTCAGTATACTGCTTAACCCACTTACCCATAACAATAGATTTTCTTGTTAGTGGGAGTCTTAAACACCAGCCCTTACCAAAACGATACTGCCCATCAATTTCTTGAGTTTCTGCACGCTCTAGTACTACTGGTGGTTTTACTGGGTAAGTCATTAAATGCCAGTAAAACTTACCAACGTCATGCGTCTGTGCCATCTTCTTCGCCCGTTCCCTCGCACCAGTGATCTGGCACTTCATGTTCTAATACTATCATAGTGCAGTCTTTACAACGAAAAAGCTTAGGCGACTTAAATTCAGTCTGTGCTGTAGCACCCCTTGAATGTTCCTCATCAAATGGGATGTAATCTGTAATAATTTCCGGTTCAGCAAATAACTCTGGAGGAAATGGTCCCCGTGGTGCGTGAGAACTAGATGGAACATAATGGCCTTGTTTTGTAACAATTCTTTGTACGATTCGCATTTTTATCCCTTTTTTATACTATGTGATCTATCTTACACTATATTTGGGTTTGGCGGTTGCACCAACCCTGTATTTACTGCTAAGATAGATATAGGGACAGGAAACTGCCCTAACACTAACTACGTAACAAAAGGGTTGCAACTAGCTCGGCAGACAGACGCTGAGCTATTTTTTATCTAGTGACAGTAGGTAAAAGATTCGGGTTGGCCTTCTAGCCTAGGAGATAGTGTGAAATTTAATGAAGAGACCATTTTAAAAGCAAAAGCAACCTTAATGGTAGTTATGTTAACCATAGTTACTACAAACCAAGCTTATGCGGTATATAACCGGGTTGATATGCCCACTGTGAGCACTACTAAGGTAGTTGATCCTCTAGATAAGTATCGGGAAATGACGAAGTTCAGTCCTAAGGACTTAGCAGACATGCTTGAACTTGTTGGCTTTAAGGGTAAGTCCCTAAAGACAGCTTGGGCAGTAGTTATGCGAGAGTCTAGGGGCAACTCAGATTCCCACAATAAAACGTCCTCAACCGGAGACAACTCCTATGGCCTATTCCAGATAAACATGCTGGGAAGCCTGGGAGAAGACCGAAGAGAAAAATTTGGTATTAAATCTAATGCTGAACTCTTAGATCCAGTAACTAACGCCCAAGCAGCTTTCTACATGACTAGTCGTGGAGAAAACTTTGGGTCCTGGGGATTAGGACCAGACGCATACGATGGAACATCTTCTGAAGCAGCGGTAACGGTGTGGATAAAAGACTTTCCTAAGTAAATAGAAAAGGCCCCGAAAGGGGCCTTTTTTATTACCTACCTTCGCCCTGTATTAAAATTTGCTGATCTTCCCTCTTTTATTTTTCTTCCAACGTATCCAACTCTGTCCAGAGGTTTTGGAGTTACTTCTAAAGGGCTGTCAAATTCTTGGCTTTCTTTAAACTCTGGCTGAGAAACGGCATCTTCGGTACCTCCTTCTACTGGCAATGCAGCGGGATGTATTTTGTATTTAGATACTTTAGTTATATGTACCTTCCCACCGGCTTTTACAGGAAACTCTCTTTCATGACTATCTTCATCATAAACATCTGCCTCTTTTAAAGTATGTTGGTTTGTTTCTTTATCATCTTTATGTACATATCCTTCTACTAATAAGGCATGTAAACCTTTGTTTCTTCTACTAGTTGAGTCAAGATACGTTTTTCCATGAAAATCTTTTGTAATATTTCCTGATGCCATCCCCATAGCTACGTCTCTATCCTGGCTCCAGTGACCGCCTACATCTTCTAAGTCTAAGCTTTCCATGCTTTGGTCACCGAGGTGGCTTGCATGAAGCCCTCTGTAGACACGTATGAACTGTGGGCCAAGATGTGAAGGTAAGGGCATACCTAAAAACTTAGGTGGAGTTTTAACAACGTCTTTTGTTTGTTGTTTAGGGAAAAGATCGGAATCTTTAAAGTCTGCCATGATTACTTCTTACCGGCTCTACGCCTATTCTCTTTAGCCGTGTTCTTACCGTGCTTTAGAGGGCGCAAGTTACTGGAACTATCATTGTCATGGTCATTATCTTTGTGATCAACATCTGTGCCCTTAGGCAGCTTGCCATGCTTCTTCTCATACTTAGCTTTAGCAGCATTCTTAGAGGTAGTGTGCCACTTACCAGCTGAATCCTTATAATGCTCAACAATAATCTTACGGCCGCCATTAGCAGCAGAGCCTTTGTATTCTTTGCCGCCAGATACTTCTTTTTTCTTAGTTGCCATTATTTCCACCACTCTGCCCCAGTAATTTGTTAACTTGGGCGTGTCTCCAAACATTGTCTACGCAATGGTCGCAATCTGCATTATATTTGAATTCAGATAAACGAGAAGAAACAGAGGTGTTTTTGGTGTTTTCATTCCAATCATCACGGGCGGCATCATCACGTCCAGCAATAGGTATAGGCCTATCTTTCTTTGCGGGGATTCTACTACGTTGTCCAGAAGCACGTGATGGTCGATTAATTTTAGCCATTCTTTTTCTTCTTTCTAGCTGCTGCCATATTATCTACAAGATTAGGGTAAGGACGACCAGCAGCTTTAGCACGTGCCTTAGCAGCAGACTTTTTAGCTGGTGAAAGCTTCTTATCTTTCTTTGATGGGTCCGGGGTATCCCATACTTTTTTAGCCATTAGCAATCCCACTTACGAAGTGCAAGAGCCTTACGTGTAGGCTTACCATTTTTGTCTTTCATTGGGCCGTCTACACCGCCCATACGTGCACAAAATGATTTACGGCGTGCCGCAGACTTAGGGGACTTCTTTGCTTGCTCTGCAGATACAGGCGGCTTAAGATTATGTCCTTGTGCCTTAGCAGAGGCACGACCCTTAGCGTTTAATCCGCCTTCTGGGTTCTTACCT